GTCCGTTGAATCCATAGGTGTTAAGGAGGGTTGAACTCCAATCAAAATACTTAGTAGCTGCCCAAGTAACGACTTGTCCGGCAATACCGGAGGCGTAGGTGACGGGGTAACTGAAATTGGCATCATATGCAAAAGCATAAGCGCCACCAGCAGTAGAAGTAGCAGTAAAAGTACCGAGAGAACGTTGGGTAAGGGAGGTACCGGCACCGGAATCAGGATATCGAGCTCTTGAGGCTTCGGGACTGAAAGGGTCGGTAAGTCCAAGCATGCGGTCTACGTGGGATTCATCCATTAGTTGGGCTACACCACGGGCTGCTCGCTTGAACACTCGCTTAACTGCGTTCTTCTTCTTGTTGTTTTTGGGTTTAGTTTTGACCATGTTTAAGGTATTTAATTTATATTGCGCGTATGAAAGATTTTATTTGGTGGGGCCCAACACAAGCCCCGGAGTATGTAATACCACGCGCAGAAGGGCATTTAGCCCTTACTATCCCTTTTGTTGTTCTTGCCCTTAGCCTGACGGTAGGCAGCCGTTCTCTTGCGGGAACGCTGTTCTCTGGTAGCAGGTTTTGGAGCAGCGACAACAGTTTCTCCATCGATGTGTAAGGTTTCATCAGATGGTAACTCAACTTTTTCAACCTCCATGCAAAGGGGAAAGCGCATTAACTCTTCTAGTGTATTGCTGCTTTCGAGGTGTTGAAAGAATCTTTCTTTATTAAATGTGGGCATGGATCGGTCTACGTAGTCTGTAAAATAGTCATTCGGTTCGTTGGGAAATGGGCTTCCGGAATCGTTGACCCATTTTGCGATGTAGTTAAGGTGTTCTGGGTTGACACGAACTCGGAAAGCAGGGTTCACGAGATTCTGTTCGTACAGCATCTTAACTTTGTTAGCTAATGGGCCAAGGTAGGGGGTGTTGGAGTCACTTAGAGTGTAACCCCAGATTTTGTCAACGAAATACTGCACATCAGTGACACTTTGAGGTCGAATGTGGGACACATGGATCTTCTTGAGCTGACGGAGGACATCAGCGCAATTAGAAAGGTTTCCATGCCAGATTTCGGGGGTATATACACGTGACAGAAACGTGACACCGCCTTGATTTCGGTTAATTGTGCGACATTTCACAACAAGGCCGACCATAATACAGGCTTTTACGAGGAATACTTCAGGCAAGTCAGTTGCCAAGCTATCATCTCCTCCAAAGATACAACGTTTGAGGGCTGCATCCAAGGCGGGGGACCGGGATAAACCGGATAGACGATAGGCGAGGTAGAAGGTGAACATGTTATCGAGAGTATTGAAGTTGCTAGTTTCAGAACTCCCGGAGGCTCGAGACGTTTGTTGGAAATATTTCGTTCCAAGAGGCAATCTGGCAGACAAATTCTTTTGTCTTTCTAAATACCAGGTGAGTCGAGCATGATAACACTTACGGAATAATCGGAGTGCAAAGGCCTTTTCAAGAAATCTAAAAATCTCGTTAATTGATCCATCAAAGTGTGAGTAGTCTCCTTCAATAACAGATCCAGCATTGTAGCACATTGTAGCAATGTGTTGGGAAACTTCGAGGGGAGTTTTACCAAAAGCATAGCAGGGAAATGTTTTGAGGTAGTCAGCGACAGCATATTGAAAACACGAGTAGTGCATCTTATCATAGTCATTGAGGGTACTAATGATACGAGGTGCAGCAGGTTTTCCATACGCTTCGGCTTTGATGAAAGATTTAATTCGAGAAATCCAGTTCTCTCCGGAATCATTCACGTTGTCAAACTGAAGTTGCTGAACAGGCTTGGTGAAGTGTTCAGGGAGTGTGTCGAATTCAACAGGGTCAAGTTGGTGGGGAGCAGCGATGAGGTCTTCAAGAAATTCAGTGATGACTTTTGTAAGAAATGGAGTTAATTTCTTATTTGTAGCACGAGGTTTCTCAACACGCATTTTGACTGCGCGTTCTTCATTACCTAACGTCTTATCAGGCCCAAAGGCTCCATCGATGATGGGTTGCATAAACGCATATAAGATGGGCTTAGCTTCGTCATCGTAGGTAGAGCCGTATTGGTAACGGTGATAAGATTTTGGGTTGGGGGCAATGAGGTTGAGTACTCCTCGGTACGCAAAGTTACAGTGGTAATCTTGAAGGATCACTGCAGTGGTTTCGAGTTGTTGTTGAATGGACGGGTCAGAGGGGTCTCCAGGGAGCATGGTCTTGATGCCAGCATTGGAAAGGCCAGCTTTGGAGTTGGCAGCTTTCACAGCGATGGTGGAATCAAGGGAAGCAGGGATGGTAGCACAAGCAAATTCACCAGGCAAGCCAGTTGAGACAAGAATATCGTTAGTCGTTTTGATTAACAGACGATTATACTTGCCCTTATTGACTTGGAGGCGGGTAAGCTCGTTCTCCCCAAAGAGCCACATCATGAAGCTGGAGAAGAACCCCCAGCGTCCGATAGGAGCTAGGAGGATCAGTTCATGATGGGGCTCAGTTGTCACACGCTCAACTAAGTAGGAGGTGCAACAATAGGGGATTCCGAGGAATTTGCGGAAACAAGTGAGGGTTTCCTTATTGTAATTCCAAACAGGATGAGTGTAGCGGGCAGAACCAGAGACAACATAATCGACAGTGTCGTCGGTGTTGAATGTGAAAGCAAAGTTACTTTCAGGGTGGCTAGCCATTGCTACAGCGTGGGGTTGGAATGTGGCAATAAGGATTGGGTTGGTTTGCCAGGAGAGGAAGTGGGGCATATCCATATAGTGATCGGTGTCAACAAGGATTTGCAAATCAGTATCTCCTGGGGCATAAGGGCGTGGTTCAATATTGGTGTCTTTGTACCAATAATAATTGCGTGAACCATGCATGCCGCGAAGTTGGTCACTTGCTGCCATCTGTACATAATAGGGTTGGAGTCCTACAGACAGGGCATAAGTTCGGCAGACACTACTGGCGTTGTTGCGCGCAGCAGCGGAGTGGGGATGGGAGTGGTTATCGGCGATAGCGACAGTTGTTGGGATTTCAACATGGGTAAAAGCGGACTTGTAGACACGGGGATCGACAGTCTCGTACTTGTAGTGCTGGAGCATAGAGGAAAACTTGTCTCGTAGAATCATGGAGAGCTTGCGTTTATGCAAGGTCAACAACAACTTACAGATAAGAAAAAAGAAAAGGGTCTTCTTACGATGGACTACTAAAGCAGATCCATAAGTTGTTGTGATTCCATAGAGGCGAAGAATCGGGTATAAGATTCTAGCTTGCAAGTATGGCTTGTACCGGTGGTGGAATAACCACTCAGCAGAGTCTTGGGGGGCCAAACTCGGTAACTCTTGAAGCATTCGGGCTTCGTCGTAGACATTGGGGTCTGAGAGTTGAGGGGGGATTACATCGGCATTCTCTGCCGGCATACCATCAGGTCGATTATCTTCGGGAAACTCTTCCGGGCGAAAATAATCATTTTGTGGCGCATGTGGTTTTAAAAACCAAGAACGTTCAATACTTTCTGATTGCATTGAAATTACCTAAACCGCTAAACAATAGCT